GTCCTGCTGCCTGTACCCCCAGTAAGAGTTCTTTGGGTCCAGTTACCTGACGCGCCATCCGAGCTAGTAGCTAGATACTGCACTCCGGCATGGTCGTTACCTCCGGCCACGAACACAGACGCAGCCCTGTGCACGTGGTTAATCGAGAAACCTACGCCGGCAGACGAGGTAGGTAGGGCGATGTTGCCGACCCAGTTCTGTCCACCGTCAGTACTACGATAGATGTTTTGGCTACCAACGCCAGCCCCCAAAGACGGTCCCGAGGCAATGCACGTAGCGCCGCTAACGGCACAGCAATTCACTGCAATGTTTACGTTGTCGTTGGTACGCGAGGCGTTGACCCACGACTGTCCGCCGTTGAGAGAAAACTTGAAATTAGGACCGGCCGGGGCTCCGCCTAGTAAAATCATGCTGGGACTTGTAGTATGCCCAAGCGCCAGGGCTTGGTTGCCGTTGGCTACAATTCCTCCAATTACGGTATGCATAGGCCAGTTAAGTACCTGCATGTCTTGGAAAAAAGTCAGCCACTGACCAAGCTCGTTTCGGAAGTAGTTCTCAATCTGAGCGCTAGGTCCTTGCTCTGGTACATGTCCAGTCTGGATCATTCCGCCAGTGGGAGCGACCTTAGTGGGCGTGCCAGACCAGGAGTCTCCTCCTGCTGGAAAGTTCGTGTCAGTAGCCCACAGGGGCGGATTTTTCGGTCTAGTCGTCATGTGATGTAACCTGTTACTCGTCCGTCAATAACCGTTGACCACTTGCCGCCCGTGGTCTCCGTCGTACTGCCCCAGCCCTCCGTAGGATCAGCCGTGGGAGACTCGCTAGTGTACCGGAAAATACCGCCGCTAGGGACCGTGGGGTAGATAAATAGAAACCCGATGCCCGCACCCTTGGCGGCTTTGATCATTTCAACAATGACCTCGGGGTCAGTCAGCGCGTTGAGAGGCTCCCTAGTTCGCAGGACGAACGACGCCCCGCCTTCCTCAAATTGGGCAGTCTGGTCCAGGAGCAAGATCTCAGCGATCTGTAGGATGTCCTTCGCGCGCGCGAGGGAACGATTCACCAGGATGCGCACGCTGATATACAGCTTGTAAGTAGCTAGATCCTCCCCGCGACGAGGCTGTCCTACAAGCTTGCCCAGCATTTCAGCTCGAACGTCGTCCGCTTCGTCCAGAAACCTGGACCTAATGACTTGCCAAACAGCGTCCTCAAACTCCTGGACCTGTTTGACGTACGTATCCAGCCAGGCCAAGAACAATGGCTTGTCTTGGTACAGGGAGATTAGTTTCGCGTGCGCTTGCGCGACGTGATCCGTAATCTCCGTCATGCTCCCTAGCTGCGTCATCGTTTCCTAGAGTGTAAAGTAGGCTGCACAGAATACTCGGCTTTAGGGGTGCGCTCACTTTCTGAGATCAAATGATCTAGACGATCCCTAGGTATGCGAGCGGTAGGGTGCTTGTTTACGTAGACGTCTGCCTGGGGTGTTCTCTTACGCTGCAATTCGTTGACAACATCCCGAGGCAATCCGTCAAGATCTCGCTCGATCCCTTCCAACCTCGTCAAAGCGCCAGACTTGAAATCCGCTAGCTCCTCCCTGACCTCGGACATAGCCTCAGGCAGGCGCTCCAAAGCAGCCGTAATACGTACCAGAAACTTGCCTACCCATTGTGCGCCGATCGCAAGGAATCCAGCAAGCCCTACAAGGACCAGCCCCAGAAGGCCTAGAGCTCCGTATTGAAGCCACGGATCGGGGTCTACGGTACTCATACGATCGTTATCCGGCTGGCGTCGAAATCGGCAATTTCACGCTCGGTAATCGGCAAATCGTCCTCTAGCGTGGGGCTAGGAGCGAAGCCCAGCTTGACGGAGGCATTGTCTACGCCCTCCTGTGACGCAGCCAACTGGGCGTTCCAGGCAGTCACATCCGTCCCTACCTTGTGCTTACCCTGGAGCCTTAGGACTACTTCGTTTTTGAACGCGGTATCCCCTACGTAGCCCGTCGACTTGTCCAGGGTGTATTCTAAGTAAACCTCCCTGACCACTGCCCGAGAGAAAAAGGTTGCCTTGGTTTCGCCGTTGGTCAGGGTAGCCAGAGCCTGAATTTGCCCGTAAGTCCCAATACCAGCGGCTTTCTGATCGTGAATCGTCTGGGCGATAAGGTCGTTATCTACGTCTGGACTGTCGTGGATTACGGCCTCTATCGTGTGTCTGGGCAGACCGTTGATACCGTCGATATCGGTGTCGTTTTCAATGACGCGAGCGCTGATAATCGGCCGCGCGCCGTCTACCTGCAAAGCCCTAAGGTCGGTTTCGATCGCCTTAGCTGAGGTACTACCAGCGCGGTTGACGTCCGCATCCTGAGCCGTTCGGTACTCTGCGTCCGTAGCTACTTCGCGCCCCGGTTCTGCATCGGCACTATTCGTGACCGCTGTCCAGCCTACTGGGCCAGTATCTATAACGGTAATCGTACCAGTGTTGGCTACCTTGGAGCCTGCAAATTCGGCCTCGAATTCAATAGAGTACTGGGTAGTAATAGGTACAGGTCCGACGTCCTCTTTTGGCGTCCAGCGGTTATCAGGCTCTCCGTCCACACTGGCAAAGTGCACGCCTGCTAGTAGCGTCGTACCAGCGTCTAGATCGCACAGTAAGAAAACCTCGGATTTGGTAGCTACGGGCCGCGGGGTTCCAGTCAGCTTGCCCAGGGCGTCAAGGGCCTCGCCCTCGGCTCGGTCTCTGTCCAGGGCATCATAAGATGCTTCCAAGGCTTCCCAAGCAAGCGCAAACTGACGGGAAACGACAGCGTCAATCTGTCCCAAAGGGGAAGCAGGGGACGTATTGATTTTAGGCGAGACAGACGCTCGCAAGTCTTGCGTCATCTCATCCAGGATTTCCTGTTGAGTCTTGCGGCGAAAGCCGGTAGATATTACTCCGTAGGGTCCAGCCATGTTAACCGATGTTTACGTCTAGAGTTTTGGGGCCTATGGGTGCCAGGGGTTGACCGTCTATCCATTTGGCGTCCCATTCAATCGTCAGCTTCCGGGTCTTGGTGTCTAGAGTGTACTCCACTCTAGGCTCTATCAACCCAGGGACGGATGTAATCGTGCGCGCGAACACTGACCTAATGGCTTCCTTGTTCGGATTTTTGACCAGTACATCGCGTCGATATGGGATGCCTTGACGGGTATCTAGGAAGTACTCGCCTAGCCAGAAATTGAATCTACACTCTATTTCTTGCCGTGCCTGAACTGGACCATCTGTGAAATACATGTCGGCTTTTTCGTCTAGGTCTATGTCGCCCTTAATGATCGAGCCAGGCAATACTACTAAATCGTCCCCTGCATATACGTCGTCTGAGCCGGCTACGACAACGTTTAGCTTGTCTTCAGTGGCCAAAGCAGGACCGTACAGAGAGGTAATTGTTTCAGCCATTTACCACCCCTCGATCGGGCAGGCGCCCCAGCCGATCAGACGATCATTTACGGCCCATGTAAACGGGGTCGTGTCTGTAGCAGCGTTACCGGTTGACGCAGTAGGAACGAACGAAATCGTGTTACCACCGTCCCCGATCGTCACGATTCCGCTTCGGCTGTTAGCGTGGTTGCTGTCATCGATGAAATAACAGCTGCCTAGAACACGGCCGGTATTGCCAAGATGAGATCCAGCTCGCCGCACCAATTCAGCCGGTAGAGTCATCAGGATCGACTGTCCCGCTTGAAACGTTGTAGTACTACCCACCGTGAGCAGTACTTCCCACAACGCATTTAAGCCCCAACGCTTGTAGCGACCTTGGGTTGACCCGTTACCGATCACACCAGTACCAGCCGAAAACGTCGGAGTGTAACTTTCCCAGCTTGACCATGCGTCGCGCGCCAACATCATAGACCTATGATCGGCACGACTGCCGCGAAGTTCAAAACGTCCGTTGACACCCACGTAAATGGGTTCGTTGCCGTGATCAAACCCGCGGTTCCAACGCGCATTGCCTGAAATTCAAGGTAGCTCTGGCTGGCGGTAGCAACTACCATTACCTCACAGTCGTTTGCATGGGTTCCGGCATCAAGCGCAAACGTGTTGCCCAACCCAACGCCTCCCGTGATCAGCTTGGCACCGTCCGCTTGATAACTGTTGGGTAGGGAAATGCGCGTTGCCCCGGTGCCAGCGTTGGTTGTACTACCCCATGTCAAGCGACCAATCACGTAGATCGAGTCGCCCCACCGCTCCCACTTGCCAACTAAGGTTCCGTCGCCGAGAGACGCACCACCACCAGCCGCGCTTAGCGTAGGCGTGTATGACGCGATCGGGACGTGCAAACTGAGCGAGCGCTGCAACATCAGTACACCGTCCAACGCGGCGTGGCACCGAAGTCATAGATCATGATGACAGTGTCGCCTGGGAGCAGCGTCAGATTTGCTGAACCCGGAAGCGTGAAACGGTTGGCCGCCGTTGAACTGGCGCTTTCGTGTGCGAGCGTTACATTGAATGATCCTACGTTCCGCCAGTACGTAGGCACCGCCCACTTGCCCGACGGTTGCGGCGGCGGTACCAACCCAGTGATCGTTACCGCTTGCGTCGCCGTGATGCGCACGGGAACGCCGGCTACCCCATCGCCGGCAAACTCATCCGTGAAACCTGCAGGATTCAGGTTGTTAACGCTCGGATCGACCAAGCTTACAGCGACCGCGTTCAGCGTCAGTACGCCCGCGCCTCCACCACTACCCAGTTGCTGAAAGGTGGGCGTTACCGTAAGCGGAACCCACAGTGTATTATCATCGGACTGCAAAATTACTTTGCGTCCGGCAACGTCATCGGCGCTGATACTGAGTGCCGTTCTTGCGGCCGCGTTAGCCACGGTTTTCCAGACAATGCCGTGTGCGTTCACGCCATTGTGTAACAGATTGTGTTGAATCTGAGTATTAGCCATTATTTTGCCTTGAGCTTGGTGGACGCGCCCAGTAAAGCGAATGCTCCAGCAGGAGAATCCAGGGCCGTAGTCGTAGGTGTTGGTATCGGAAATGCTGCTAAGTCCGCAAGCAACGCGGTCCTCAGAGCGTCCAATGCAGCGAACAGAGCCACGGGGGTAGCGCTAGGATCGCCTACGTAGACAGGCACGGGCGTATACCAGCCAGGTCCCAGAGCTCCGGCTACGGGCTTGCGCGCGATTGGATACGCGATCGGATAGCTCAGGGAGTGCCTAGTTTCGTCGCTTGCCTCCGATACCTGACCGGATGCCTGGAACTTGGCCCAGGCAGCCTCAGAAAACATGAGCCACACTGTGTCCCCGGCCTCCAAGCCTAGCTTGAGAATGCCCCCAGCGCCGGACACCCAAGCCACAGGGACGGATTTGATTACCGGGAGTGTCTCTAGTTCCCCATCCAACTTGCGCCTAACGGCCGGCTGCACGTCGCACGTGTTCTCGGTATCATCGTACGATTTGACGATCCCAGGCATGCACGTATGCAGGTCTAGCAACGCGGCATCAATGCCCGTCCTGACTACGTCTGCTAGACTATCATCAATGGCCATGGCTCCTGTGCAAGTCTATCAGTAGCGCTCGCCTTCCACTGATATCGTCCAGTCAGCGCCCATGGTGTCTCCCTTGTAATTACACTTACTGATCCGGTAGTTGCCCTTGACGGCCAGGGAGTCCAATACCAATAAAGTGCCCGGTCGGATGTCCGGCTGTAGCAGGAACTTGGCGGACAGGATGCCCTTGTGATCTACCGACGGCGACTCAATCAATCCCGTAGTACTGGACAGACGGACGGCACGCTCCCCCAGGGTCTTACCGCGGTCCAGGATTTGGATAGCACCGTCTTGGATGCTCCACTCCAGGTCAGCCGACTTACAGAAATTGTGCATGTGCATGGTAGCGGAGCCGCTCAGGACTACGCCCTTACCAAACGACGTGAAGCCCTTCCGGTTGAGCATTTGGATAGCCTGGTTAATGTTCCCAGGCTTGACCCCCAGGGCCTTGACGATAGCTCGCAGAACGATGTCTGACTTGACCTTGGGTCCGAAACTAACG